TCGGGTGCCGCTTCGCCTGTGACTCTCTGTAATCTGTAATCTGGGGATCTGTTTTAATGGAAAATCTCGTAATCTACCAGCGAGTGTATGACCTGATGCTCTACCTGTTTCCGATCATTGACAGATTTCCGAAATATGAAAAGTTTGTTCTTTGTACACAGGTCAAAAATTGCATAATCGATATTGCTCGGCATATCATTAAAGCAAACAAAAGCCGGAACAAGCGGACCCTGTTGTATAATATCGATGTGTTTATAGAAGAACTGCGACTCCTGGTCAGGCTGTCTCACGATAGAAAATATCTCGCACATAAGAGTTACGAAGAAACGAGCAAAAGAGTGAACGAAATAGGCCGTCTTCTGGGCGGATGGATAAAGTCTTCGGGCTGAGGGCGCAGCAGGCGGCAACTGGAACAACGGCGTGATCGCCGGTTCCCGGTGTGTGAACGTGAACAACTATCCGTGGAACGTCAACACGAACAACGGGTGCCGCTTCGCCTGTGAGTGTAAACAAAAAACCAGAGTCGGACTATCTATGGATGTCCGCCAGTGACGATTATAGTCAGGCCCTCAGTCCATGCCGCAAGGCAAAATAGGGGTGAATGTTCCGGAAAAAGCTCAGAATGGGGCCGTAGAGCAGTCTGTATTTTCCCTCGTACGTAGACGGTGCCTGATGTTTTTTGACCCATTCGAGATAGGGTTCGATCAAATGTTCGATCGTCTCTGTTTTTTTTGGGATATTCCCGAATCCGCTGACCGTGCCGGCCGTTTTCATAAACGTCAATTTTGCTTTTAATCTCAAACACTTCAGCCTATTGCCGAAACTATTATTCGATAATTCGATATTTTTTCTTGACATTGTTCGATATCTCGATTATTAATTCCCTTAACAATGTATTTTATACGAGGTAAACATTATGCAATCACATGCCCTTTTTAACGACCTCGATGGCGACGCTGTTGGCGAATTCCGTCCGAGCATCGGCATCGATATTCAATCCTCGATTCCGACACCACGCGGCGAATGTATCCGGATCAATTTCTGCCTTCACGGGGACCTTGCCGCTTCTTTCGATCAACTCATAAAGCTGCTCGGCCTTAAAGAGCCATTCGCCGTAGCTCGAGGGCAAATCCTGGGCATCGTCGAAGATTTTAAGGGCCCTTCGATAACTGCCTCCATCCCTGAACCAGGCAATCCCGATCACATTGGCATCGATATTTGTAAACATACAGCACCATTAAACAAGGTAAAGTGATTAACTATGGAAAAAAATAAACGAAAAGTCAATAAAAAACTCATTCAGGCCCTCCTGGCCTATGGCGGTCTCACCTATACCCATATCGGGCAGCGCTGTGATCCGCCCGTAACCCGGATGGCTATCTGCATTTTTCTCGGCGGCGGCTATGTCGGGGGCGAACGCCTCAGGGAGCAGATAGCGGTAATGCTCGATCCGATCCTGGACGATATGATTGATGAGGTACATGCCGATTCCAGCTTTCGTCCATATCCGAGAGATATCTCAAAAATTCTTTTCCCACAGGTTAACAATGGCGAGCCCGCCATGAATATACAAGAGGAAAGTATCGTCAATTTGCACGTAAAAGAGGGGGAAAATCATGCCAGTGAAACCTGCACACCTGGAATGTGCGGAGAAAACGGTCAGGCTCCTCATGTGGGAGTTGGAGAATCAGGGGTTTACCCCGGCCGATCTGTCTGAAAAAATCGGCGGAGCACCCCGTACCTACGAGAATTACAAATACAGCGCCATGCCCTCGATGCCGGTGTTTTGCGGTATGATCAGGATCGGACGCCCGGCGCGCGTCATGAAAAAGCTTGCCACGGCCTGTGGCGGGTATTTTATCCGATTGAAAAATAACAACACGTGCAGTGGCACCCTGGCGAAGCAGACATCGGACATAATGTCAGAGACCGCCGACGTGATCAGGGTCGTCGCCAGGATCCTCGAGGATGGGATAATAACGTCGGGCGAGCGGTCCATGATCAATCGTGAGATCGATGAGGCCATCGAGGCACTGCTGAGGGCGAAAATATGTCTGGAGCAATAACGGCCGAGCAGGCCGCCCGGATTGAGAAAAAGCTCGATCTGATAATGTGGCATTTTAATATCAACGCCCCGGCGCCGGAGAGATCGCGGCGCGAGATCAGCGATCTCGTGACGATCGCCATAGAGAAGCGTCGGCAGCGAGAGGAACGCAGAAAATTGAAAAAGGGGGATGGCAATGGATCAGGCTCAAACATTAGGCCAACGGATCAAGGCGGCCCGGAAGGCAAAAAGATGGACCCAGGCAAAGCTCGCGTATGAGGCAAAAAGTAACAGCGTCAATATAAGTACCTATGAAAACGATTTACACCGACCTCGTGATGGTAAGCTGGCCATGATCGCCACCGCCCTCGAGGTCGATCTCAACTGGCTGAAAAACGGCGAGGGTTCGGAGGCGATCGAACAGGAACAATCCCAAACACCCGCGCAAAAGGACCTGGCCGACTTCTCAGCAGCGGAGCGCGTGGGTCAACTCATGCGGTCACGCATCGCCGGAAGCGTTGCACCGGCCGCTGCCGGGGGCCCTCATCAATCCCCGGGTACCTCCGTCGATGGCACCGTGCCTGAGTGCTGTCCGGATTGTGGCGGCGATATCGTATTTTCGAACCGCCCGTCCTGTCACGAGCATGGATCCATCGAGTGTTCAGTGTGCGGATGGCTTATGCCGGCGCCCGAGCAACTGGCCGGGGATCCGGAGGCGGGCATCATCTCCCTCGCGCAGCACAGAAAGCCTCACCCCTGCGATCCGTTACTCCCCATTCTCCATATCGTTTTCGAGAACGAAGATTCCGAAATCTTCCGGGCCCTCGAACTGGCCACAAAACAGGAACGGCGGGCATCGATCGAGGATCAGGCTATATATATTCTGGAACGATACCTCGAGGATTACGCCCTGGATCTCTCGGCCGATGCCGATGCAGTCCCGGCTATTTATTAGAGGAGGTTACGTCGATCATGCGGGTACCACTGGGAATCAAAATAGCGAAGATCATCATCGATGCATGCTACCGGGCGGCCATGCGGTGGCCCTGGCTCTGGCGGTTCGAGGTCTATCCCCGCCGGGCCATAATGATGAAATACGGGAGGGTTATATGAACTACCATGACAGAGAATTCGCGACGATAGTGGTCCAGGCGCTCATCACGGTATTGTTTTTAGTTATACCGTGGATTGTCGGCATTATCCAACTGATAAGATCAACGCTGGGGATATAGGAGGGATCATGGATAAACTCAAGCGTTATATCATCGATACACCCTGGGACAAATGGCTGGATCAGGAGCACCATTATCTCGATCGTTTTTGCTGGGCGGTGCTCTGGATTGCCCTGTTATATTTTGGCGGCCATTGTTTGGCCTGGTATCTCGGGAGCTGATCATGACCATACACCGCCGCGTCAAAAAATCTGAGCCCGTCGAGGTCCCGGCGTATGATACGCACAAGGGGAACATCGTGCTCAGGCTGCCCCTGGGATCCGGCAAGGATGGCACCCGTTACGATTTCGCGTTCGGGTACCGAAAGGCCCTGGCGATCCTCGATCACCTGGAACACATCCAGGCTTTCGTCGACCGCCACGAACAGGGCGGCGAGCGCTGGGGGATAGATAAATGATCACCATACACAGAGACCATGACAGCGCCTCCCCGGGGCGCCATCAATACCGGGGACGATAAACCTCCTTCTGAGGCCCGCCGGAGCCAACGCGCAAGCGGAATCCGGCGTCTATATCACACGGTTATCATCGTGAGGAGTCCGCTCAAGTGATATCATACATCACCCACCATCGCATAGTCGGGGCCGCTTGGCCGGCATATAACAAAAAAGGCCGCTCGCTTTTCTTCTCGTTTCTTTTGTTTTTTCATTTCATTTTAATAATCAGATCAACTATCTATGGGCCTCCCTGTGCTCGCGGGTCCTTCTGGGCTTCTCGTTTTAATACGGTTTCCGCCAGCGCAATATTCGAGTCCGCGTGGATCATATATTGCTGTGTAAAAATGGAATTCATGCAGAGTGGATGTTATTTGACGATCGCCGGCATGGCGCCGGGGTTCCGATCGCGAACTGTTTCAGGGGATAACTATGCAGGATCGCCGTGTATGCTGTCCTGAATGTGGCAGCGATAATATTGTTCGATACGGCCGCCGGAGTAACCGGCAGCGGTACCGCTGTCGCAATGCTCAGTGTGTCACGCCGGGCGGCCATCAGTTTATTGAGGATCGCCGGGACCTGTCGATCGATGATAAAACGCGGCGCGTCGTTCATGGGCTGCTTGCCCAGGGCGTCAGGCCGGGGAAAATTAAACAGGCGATTCCGGAGGTATCTTTGCGCTGGATCCATACGCAAAAGTCGAGGTTGAAAACGAGTGGTGATTGAATCTGATAATGATGTTCGCAATGGCGGAATTCAGGATTCGGTGAAAGCCGGGCCCGATACGGTCGACGAGATCCGGCGCCAGGTCGAGGACCGGGTTGCCCAGGAAGATGATCAGGCCCCGGCCGGATCAGGCGGGGGCGATGGCGGCAGCGAGATCTCCAGTAAATTGATCGGGGAGTGTCTTTTCGCCAACGAGCTCGGCGATGGCACCCTGTTTGCCGCCCAGTTTCGGAACCGGTTTCTCTACGTGAAAAATACCCAGGAGTGGTTCGAATGGTCCGGCGCCTACTGGGAGCGGGACGTCATGGGGCGGGCCCTGGCCGCGGTCGAACAGATCGTCCAGCTCTATCTCGACGAGTATAACAAGATCGCCTTTGAGATCACCGAGCAGGTAAAGCGTGGCGATTCCGATACAACTACCGGCCAGGCAGAAATAAAAAAGCGCGAGAGAAAACAGTCCCAGATCCTCAAGCGAGCCTCCCAGCTCCGGGGGGATAAGCGCCGCACGGCCTGCCTGAAATTCGCTCACACCATCGAGGATCCCCTGGCGATTACCGGCGATGACTTCGATCAGCGCCCGATGCTCCTGGCCTGCAGCAACGGCGTCATCGATCTTGCCACGGGCAAACTCCGCCCGGGGAAACCATCGGAATATCTCTCTCTGGCCAGCCCGATCGAATGGCAGAAGATCGCCGCGCCGACGCCGCTCTGGGAAAAAACATTACACGAGATCTTCAACAAGGATGATGAATTGATCGCCTACATGCAGCGCCTGTTCGGCTATGGGATCACCGGCCTCGTGACGGAAAAGGTGTTCCCGGTCCTCTGGGGTAAGGATGGATGGAACGGCCGGAGCACCATCGTAGATACGATCGGCCATGTCCTGGGGCCGCTTGCCGGCGTGATCCCCGCGGAGATGCTCCTCAGCTCCAAGTACGCGAAGGGCTCCGCCGGTCCGTCCCCCGACATCATGACTCTCCGCGGTCTCCGGATGGCCTTCGCGAGCGAGACCGACGAGGGCCACCGGTTCTCGGCGGCCAAGGTGAAATGGCTCACCGGGAAGGACGAGCTTGTCGGCCGGAGCCCCCATGATAAATATCTGACACGGTTCACCCCGTCCCATAAGTTGTTTCTCATGACGAACTCGCAACCCTCGGCCCCGGCGAACGACCGGTCGTTCTGGGAGCGGCTTCACCTGGTCCCCTTTCTGATATCGTTCGTGAACCGCGAACCCCAGGAGCCCCACGAGCGCCGGGCCATCCTCAATCTCGATGAGCAGCTCAGGAAAGAGTCCTCGGGCATCCTGGCCTGGCTGGTCCGGGGTTGTCTCCTCTGGCAGAAACACGGGTTGTTGCCGCCCCGGTCCGTCACTGAGGCCACGGAACAATATCGCCGGAACGAGGATCTCCTGGCGGATTTCATCGACGAGTGCTGCCTCCGGGAGCCCGGCATCAAGGAAAAATCGGCGGTGCTGTATGCCCGGTTTATCGAGTGGTATCACGCCAACGTCGGCAAAAAAGAGCCCTCCGGGACCTGGTTCGGCAAAACGCTGAGCCAGAAGTATGAGAAAACCAAATCGGAGGGGTGTGTCGTCTACCACGGCATCGGTCTGATTTCCGACCAGGGAGGGTTTGAGGGTTATTAATATGTTATCGACTCACAGTGAAAAAATGGAAAACAACCGTATATGTCTGGCTTTCCCTCTATCTATCCCCGGAGCCGGCCACGGGCAGGGAGGGTTTGAATTTCCGGCCGCTACAGGCGCGTCCCCGGTAACGTGCCGCGATCATTCGGGGATTGCCGTAGATAGTTTGGAATGTGTCTCTTTTCGGAGAGGGTTGGAGAGTGTTTCCATATATACTCCGTTTATGCATTTTAATGTTTTTCACGAGGGCCGTATATAGGCGCAACCCTCCAACCCTCCCCGCCGAGGGGGGATATTATTATAATTATTAACTAATAATGTAATGAAAATAAATAGTTATAAAAAAGAAAAAAAGGCAGGGCAGGATTTAAACCCTCCCTGAAATGGTTATAGTCTAAATATTAGGGCAGAGGAGAAATCACTAAAACATGAACGTCCTTGATCTGGCATTAAAGCATGTGAAACTCCGGCGCGTCTCCGGCACGAAGGGGGGCGAGTATCAGGGCCCCTGTCCGGCCTGTGGTGGCGAGGATCGATTCCATGTCTGGCCGGAACAGAACGATCGGAGCGGGAGTTATTGGTGCCGGGGATGTGGCAGTGGCGGCGATAATATTCAATTCCTGCGAGATTTTGAGGGGTATTCCTTTCAAGGGGCCTGCGAACGGCTCAATATCACCATACCGGATCGGCCGCGGCCGGGCCCTGGGGGCGCCTCCCGGGCTCCCGTGCCGGGATTCGTGCCGGCTGAACATACTGCTCCCGCCGATCGCTGGCAGGAAAAAGCGGAGAAGCTCGTCACCTGGGCCGCCGAACACCTCGCAAAAAACACAGATGTCCTGGCCTGGCTTTCCGAACGGGGCATCGATCGGGCCGCGGTGGATCAGTACCGTCTCGGATGGAACCCGGGCGAGGAGGGCCGCGATATTTTCCGCGCCCGTAAGGCCTGGGGGCTGCCCGATATCCGGAAAGAAAACGGCCGCCTCCGGTCCCTCTGGATCCCCGTCGGCCTGATCATCCCCGCCGTCATCGATGGCGCGATCGTCCGGATCCGGATCCGGAGGCCCGAGGGCGAACCCCGGTATTACGTCATCCCCGGGTCATCGTCTCACGTCATGCTCCTCGAGGAGGGCCGTCGGGCGTTTGTCATCGTCGAGTCGGAACTGGATGCGATAGCCGTCGCCGCGGGCAATACCCTGGCCGGGGCCGTATCGGTCGGAACGTCTCATGGGAAACCGGATGCCTACGCGCACGAGATCCTCCGGCGCTGCCTGCAGATCCTCGTGGCCCTCGATTTTGATAAGGCCGGCCGCGATGCCTGGGCGTGGTGGCCGGAACAATTCGAGCACTGCGATCGGTGGCCCGTGCCCCAAGGCAAGGATCCCGGCGATGCCGTCCGGATGGGGACAGATTTTGATATGTGGATAAAGGCGGGGCTCCCGCCGGTGCTTACGATGAACATGGATCGAGCGCCCTCGGTGGATCTACTGCTGGCCGTGGCCGCGCCGCCAGAAGCGCCGCCAGAAGCGCCCCGGGAGCTGCCCGAGGCCGTCCGGGAGCTGTACGGATTGCTGCGGCAGAATCCCGCCGTCATGATCATCAACTCGGCCGAGCGGTTTACCGTGCTTCGCCAGGGGAAATACGTCGGCGGCCGGATCAATGAGCTGGTTTTCCAGGTTCCCGAGGTACGGGAATATATTTTCAGGCACCCCGCGGAGGAAATAACCGGGGATAATTTTATTCAAGGGAGGGATATCCATGTTTGATGAATTAAAAAAACTCATAGCGGAGAAGAAAGAGATCGAGGAGAAAATTATAAAGAAGGCAAATAAACTATTTTACGTCGGCGCCCCGGTATATTTTGAAAAATTCGGCGGGTATATCGAAGGGAGAATCATCTGGCAATCGGATTTTAGCCCACGCTTTAAAATACGGAATATGTCGACGGGGAAAGAATATTTTGTGGAATTGTATGATTTATTAAAAGGGAAATAACAAAGGAGGAGGTGAAAAATCATGAAAGCAAAAGCGAAGTATCAAGAGATCCCCCTGGCCGTCCTGGATCCCAACCCCTGGAACCCGCGTACACGGTTCGAGGGCCCGGCGTTCGAGGAGCTGGTCGCGTCAATCACATCAAAGGGAGTCATCCAACCGATCTTCGCCCGGCCGAAAAAGGACGGCCGGTTCGAGATCGTTGCCGGCGAACGGCGATTCTGGGCCGCCTGCAGCTCCGCGGAGTCGAACGGAGGCATCGGGGATGCCACAATCCCGGCAATGGTGCGGTCACTCACCGATGGGGAGGTTTTCGACATTACCCTCATTAAAAACCTGCAGCGGGACCTCCGCCTGTTTAGCGGAGAAGCAGAAAAAGGCCTACAACGGCGGCAGGACTCCCGGCGGAGACCGGCCCCTGGACAGGGACGGAGAACTCATACCATGGTGAACGGATCATGACTACTGAATCAGGCGCAACAACCGACACCCGTTTCCCCACCATCCTCGCGGTCCTGGATTATCTGGATCAGGAGGGCTGGAAAATATCACAGGCGGGGATCTACAAACACCGGAAAGAGGGGAAGCTCCAGCCGGATCAGGACGGGCAGTATTCGAAAAGCGCCGCCGACGCGTACGCGAAAACCTGGCTCAAAAATAAGATTACGGGCAAGAAGGTACGTGACCGGCTCGATGATCTCCAGCGGGACAAGCTGGAAAAAGAACTGGAAAAGCTCGAGATCGACAACACCCGGTCCCGGCTCAAGCGGGACATCGAACAAGGGAAATACATCCCCCGGGATGAGATGTATCTCGAGATGGCCGGTCGTGCCGGCGTCCTCGACTCCGGCCTGGAATACTGGATCCGGACCAGCGCCGCCGAGTGGGTCCGCCTGGTCGAGGGAGATCTCCAGACGGTGGGCGCCCTCATCGATGCCATGATACGCGGCAAGGACGCCTTGATCAATCAATATGCCTCGATCCGTGATTTCCAGGTCGTCATCGATGGGATAGGTGATGAAGATGAGGATAATATCGAACTTTTAAAGGGACATAAAAATGTTGATGTACTGTGAGCGCATGCGCTGCAGCATGTCAAAAACAACATGTATCAAACGCCAGAAATACGGGATCAGGCTCCACACAACGAACGGCACGACACGAAAAGGGCTCACCCCCTGGGAATGCCAGGACTGCGAACAGGGCGCCGGAATCCTGCGGGAAATCGAAGAAAACGGAGGGAAAGAAGATATGTCAAAAAAGGGAATGTGCGAAAACTGCGGGCGCGGGCCGATGGATCTGCCGGGAAAAGGACTCTGCTGGTCATGTTATATAGCACAACAACATCTTGAAGGCGAGTACCAGGAAAAGGCACTGGCCGAGGCAAAGGAAAAATACGCCGGCCGGCCGATACGGAAGATAAACAAAAAAGAAAAGCCGGCCCGTGACTCCGAAGTCGTAGCGAAAGGAACTGCGTTCGGCTACACGCCGGAAGAAATCACCGGCACCCCCCTCGAAAAGCCCACGCCGATGCCCGCGGTTCCGGAAGAAACCACCGCCGATTCATTTGCGGTACCGGAATCAACCCCCCCGGATAACGAAATTGAAGCGGGAAAACCCGATCCCGTAGAAGGCGGACCTCCGGCCACGTCGGAAAAACAGCCGATTCCCGGACAGATTACTTTTCTCAAATATGACGCCCACCCCGCAATCACACTCATATTCTCCGATGACGGAGATCGCGAGATATTCGACTGGATCGCCCGGGAAGCAAAACAGGCCCGCCGCGATCCCGCCCAGCAGATCATGCACATAATCGACCACGTCTACACCCCGGGGGCATGATGGATCACACAGAACGTGAAAGATTGTACCAGCAGTCCCTGGTACGTTGGGGAACAGACACTCAGTTGCTTATGCTGTTTGAAGAAATGGCGGAGTTGACCGTGGCCTTAAATCATTGCTTCCGGGACAGCTGTGTGGACTGGGAAAAGCACACACGGAAAATTGCTGAGGAGATAGCGGACGTAAAAATCATGCTGGAACAGATTATGTTTATGTTTGAGATTCCGGATCATCTGGTAGCAAAACAAGAGAAAAGAAAGTTATTTCGATTAAAGAGGCGACTATCTCCCCATAAAATACCGGAACAGGCCGATTTTACCCATGCT